GGGTCGCCCCAATATTGCGCCTGGAACACGCCGGTCAGCGTCTGGGACCGGACCGTGAGGTCGCGGCCGCGCGCCTTGTAGCGCGAGAGCACGTGCATTTCGCAGGCTTCGACGACGTCGTTCGGGATCGGCGCATAGCCTGCGGAATAGGTCACTGCGATCGGCAGGGCGCGCCAGCGCGTCGGATAGCCATTGGCGTCGAGCCGGATCAGCCTGGCGTTTTCCGGGTCGGACAGGAAATCGACGCCCTCGACCAGCGTGACGCCGTCCTCGACGACCGAGACGACCGCCGGGGCGGCAGATGTCGCCGGCGGGACAATGGGCAGCTGGCACAAGGGCCAGCGGGCGAGCTGCAGTGGCTCCTCGCCGCCGATCGACGCGCGCGGCCAGGAATCGCGTTCCGGAAAGAACTGATCGAGGTAGGTCTGCGGCACGAGATCGCGGTTGCAGAATTGCACGATCGCCGCCGAGGCCCGCGAAATGAGCCGGTTCAGATAGGCGTCATCCGTCTTGGCCGTGACGCCGAAATCGCTCTTCAGCGTCGTCAGGTCGATCAGTCCGAAGCTGGTCGCCGGGGTGACGATCGTGGTGAGCGGCTTCTGGAAGCCAGCCATGATCAGACCACCGGCCGGACGACGAGAATGATCGCCGCCGTCGCGCCCTGGTTGACGGGCGCGCCGGACGTTCCGGAGCGCAGCTTGAGCGAATTGACGCCGCGCCAGAGCGCGGGATCCACGGCGATATACTGGCTGGCCGCGACGGTGAAATTGGTCGCGGCTCCGGCGCTGTTGGTGTGCTCGATGAAAGTCGCGCCGCCATCCGGCGAAACCTGAAAGGTGAGGCCTGCGGCGGTCCACGCCGCCGGCATGATGACGCCGACGAGGGTCTTGTCGCCGAGATCGATCTGGCCCGACAGCGCCTGCCCGCTGGCGATCGGCGCGGGGATCAAAGTGGGGAAGCTCATGACTGTCTCCGATCCTGCGTCGTCCGTCCGGCGCGCGTGGCGTCATGGCGCGGCGGCTGTTCCGCCTTCGCGGGGCCTTCGGCGGCGCCATGGGACGCCTTGCGGTTCTCCGCGCCGGGCGGAACGCGGCCAAGTTCGGGCCGCGCCATCCGGTTCATTGCTTTTGGCTGCATCAGCGGCCGGCCCAGACGTCGACCTTGTCGACCAGCGCCGTCGCCAGGCCGGTGCCGGAGGGCTTGTAGACCGAGACATAGGGCTGCAGGATCGCATTGGCGCCGGTGGCGGCGAAGGCGACCGACTTGGCGGCGTTGACGCGGGCGCCGTCGAAGTAGAAGCCGACATCGGTCGCGTCCGAGGCGTCGATGCGGAACAGGTGGAACGCCGTGTCGAGAGCGACCGCCGCGCCGGCGTTGGACGCCGCGAGCGAATTGGTCGTCACGCCGTCCTTGGAGCGCACCAGCAGGCTGTTGTTGGCCGTCGCGCCGAACTCGACGTAATAGCTGTTATTGTCCGGGCCATCGATCCAGCTCGAGGCGAGGCCAAGCACGAATTGCACGCCGGCGGCCGAGGGCGGCACGGTCAGGGCGGCGCGGATCTCGACCACGGCCTTCTTGGTCATGTCGATCGCCAGCGAATCGTTCCAGTAGAGCGTCGCTTCCTGCTTTTCAGACGTCGCGGTGAGAGCCGACTGCACCTGACCGCCAGCCGCATTGGCGACGAGGGCCAGCGTCGGCGGCGCGGCGCCGACGATCTTCTTGACCCATGGATAGCCGACGGACGGCGAACCGGAGGCGGGAATGCCGGAATGGCCCGCGCCGATGAAATCTTCCTGGAAGAACAGCGGCGCCATCGAAAGCGAGGTTTCGAAGCTGGCGTCGTCGAAGAAGCGGAGAACGCCGCCTTCGTAGCGCGAACGAGTGCCCATGATTGTCAGTCTCCAGAACCGGCCGTTGAACCGGCCGCCGCAAAGGCGATTCTGCGAAAGGGGACCGGAGCGGCGAAAGGCCGCTCCAGCGCGGTCAGGAATAGGTCGAAGGAGCCGAGGCGCCCTGATATTGCTCGAGCACGATCAGCGTCGCCTCGGTGATATTGGCGGCGTTGGACGCGCCCGTGGTGAGCGCGATGGTCTTAAAGCCATTGGCGACATCGAGCACGGCTTCGGGCACGATCTCGAAAATGACGATCTTGTCCTTGGTCGTGGCGTCGGTGGTGAAGCTCGCCGCGGCGGTCTGGACGGCGTTGGCGTCGGAGACGGAGGTGTCGGCCTGCAGCCAGATCGGCATGGCCGTGCTGATGGCCTTGGCGCCCGTGCCGGCGACGTCCTTGGCCTGCATCAGCGTCAGAGCGACGGTGGCGGCGTTGCCCTGATTGACGTGGGCGATGACATAGGCCTTGTGGGCGTTCTTGAGATTGCGATAGGCGCTGGTGCGCCCCGCGGCGTCGGCGGCCGGCGCAAGCAGCGCGACCGGCGGGAACTGATAGGGAAGCGAAATCTGGCGAGCCATGTCGGCGTCTCCGAAGGGTTGAATTGGAACGGGCGCCCCGGGCGTCAGGCCCGGAGCGAGAAGATGGTCGGCGAGATCAGCGCGCGGCGAGCGCGACGAAGGGCGACTTGGTCAGCGAGCCCTTGAACGGCGTGACCGGCGCGGCCCACATGGGCTTGCCGTCGACGCGGTAGGTGATGCGGAAGCGCATTTCGTCGGTGTCGAACGCGACATGCATCGAGGTCGCCATCTGCACGCCGCCCTTGTCGACGATCGTGTATTGGCTGAGATCGACGAGGGCGATGTCGCCGAGCGCGCCGAGCGCCGAGTTATATTCGGTCGCCACCAGCTCGCGGCCATAGAGCGTGGCGTTCGGGGCGTTTGCGATGCCGCCCGGCGGCAGATAGACCAACTGACCGCCGGTGCCGACCGCCTGGTTCATCTGGTTGAGCTGCGGCTCGATATCCTGATTGATGAGCCAGATGGCGTTCTTGCGCGAGCGCGGGGCCATGCGCGACCACATGGCGTCGATGTTTTCCTTGACGATGGTGGCGGCGGTCTGGCTGGTCTGCTTGGCGACGGTGACGAGCGCGCCGGAATTGATGATGCCGAGCGGCTGGCCGGCGCCAGTGCCCTCGAAGATGGCGTCCTCGGTCATGAACATGATTTCTTCCGAGAAGGCCTGCGAGGCGATCGCGGTCAAAGCGGTCGAGTCCTGCAGGAGCTCGTCCGTCATGGTCATCTTGGAGATGAGCTTCTTCAGATCGAATTCGATCAAGCGGAATTTCGGACGGCTTTCCGTTCCCGCGATGCCCTCGGCCGCCCAGTTCGACTGAACGCCGCCCCAGCGCGAGCCGGTGGCGCGGCTGGTTTCATCGACGCCCGGGATCTTCAGCCCGTTGGCGTTGGCGGAGATCGGGATCTTGTTCACGCGCGAAAGGATTTCGCCCATGTTATGCGCGATCATGAAAACGGCGGCGGCGAAATCGACCTGGACGAGGAAGCCGCCGCCGGTCGGATCGACCTCGCCGGCGCCGGTGGGGGCGCGCACCAGGCGGCCATCGGTGTTCGAACCGCGGCTGGTGTAATAATTGGCGATGGCCTGAAGCTGTTCGCCGAAGCTACGGAAGTGCCGGGATGTATCGAGGCCGAAATTGAGGCCGCGGCGAGCGACCGAAATGGCGTCGGAGAAATCGGGCTTCTGGCCGGAGCGGCGCGGCAGCGCGGCGAGCTCATTGGCCATGGCCGACATGGTGCGCGCGCCGGCGTCGGCGGCGGCCTCGGCGCCGGATGCGGGGGCGCCATGAACGCCGATGGCCGGCTTGGCGAGCGCGGCGGCGCGCTGCTGCGCGGTTTCCAGACGCGCGATGGCTTCGGTCGTCGCGCGGATTTCGGCCTCCTTGGCGTCGAACAGGGCGGCGTCGGAAATGATGGCGTCGGAGTTCAGTTCATCGGTCAGCGCGCCGAGTTTACGGCGCAGCTCAGCGAGCTTATCCATGTGATGTCCTTGTCAGGTCTAGAGAGCCCGCTCGGGCGAGCAGGATGGCCCTCGTTGGAGCGAGGGATTGGCGAAAAAGGTTTTCTAAGTCTCAGGCCGCCGTGAAGGCGTGGCGGCGGGCGCGGGCGCGGCGGGCGCGTAGCGCGCGGGCCTCGGCGTCGTCGGCGTTGGTGTCGCCTGGATCCTGGGTGTCGTCTTGCGGGTCGCCGCAGGCCTCGTCGATAAAGGACCGCAGCATGGCGCGGCAGCTTTCCGCCGCCCCATGGATCTCTTCCAGCCTGGACGCGCTTTCGGACGACAGCACCTTGCCGGCGCGTTTGAAGGCGACCGGCGCGGCTTTGGCGCGCGAGAAAGCGACCGCCTCGCCGCGCAAATGGGCGGCCATGGCGCTATTGACGGCGGAAAGGGCGGCCGGATCGAGTCGGCGGAGGCGGCGGAGCGCGGCGCGGCGCAGGCCTGCGGCGCGCATCTCGACCATCTCTTCGGCGCCCTCTTCGCCCGGCGCGTCGGAACTGGCGAGCAGTTCGGCTACTTCCTCCACGGTCATGGCGACAAGGGCCGCGCCGAGCTGCTTGAGGGCGTCCTGCAGCATGGCCGGCACTTTCGAGCCGTCGCCTTCCCAGTCGGCCTCCATAGCAGCGCAATCCGTGACATAGCCAAGATCGGACAGGATCGAGGCGAGCCACGAGACTTCGTAAAGCCCGCGCTTGCCGAAATCTTTGGATAGCGTGCGAATTTTCATCTTTACCGCCTTGGGATGTTCGAAATTCGCTTCCCGCGATGCATCCATTGCCGCCTTCAAGTCTTCGGGCGAAGCCGTGAATTCGTTCTTGACGGCAGTTTCCATAGCATCCACGGCTGACACGAATGAATGCATGATCGACATATGGTCGTTGATGTGCAGATCAAGTTTCGAAAGAGCATGGTCAGCGATAGTGGGGAGCGCAGAGGCGATCATGCCGACGCCAACGGTGGCGACAGTGGCAGAGACCGGAGCGGATACTGGCACAATGGCCGTCATCAGCGATCCGGCTGCGACCATGACCGCGCCGGTAACTGCTTTTTTGACGTTAGCCTTGAAGTCCTGCTTCGCAAATTCTTTCCACGCCTTGTCTTCCCACTTGCTTTTCCCGCTGGCGCTCCCGCCACCGCCGCCGCCGGCGAACTTTCCGTCTTCGTCGCGCGGTTGGTTCGGGTCAAAAGTCCGTGACGACACCGAAGTCAGAAGGCTCTTTTTGCAAGCCTTCGCGACGTCGAGCATCGTTTCCTTTGCGATTTTTTTATTCTCTTGCGGAATATCCTCGCCAGATTGATCGATCTGCTCAATCAACCCCTCCGCCATTTCATCGATAGCAGAGGAACTGACCTCGTTCAGAATCGCCAGAATTTCCGAATGATCATCGCTCGTCGCGCTCGAATTTCCATTGCGGTAAGATGGCATCCTAGCCTCGCGGCGAAGTTGTTCGATCTCGCCGCGCGGGATCAGGATCCTATCGCCGCCATCGAGGACGCGCTCGGCCCATTCATAGAGCGGGCCGGTGTCGATCCCGGCGGAGCGCGCCGTCGCCAGCGCCGTCGGCGCGGCCGGAACCGGTACGGCGGAGATTTCGAGCATTTCCTGCCGCTTGAAATCGATGCCGCCGGCGCGCGCCTTGTCGGACGAATAGGACCAGGAGATCGGCAGCCACGACACAGAGCAGGCGTTGAGGAAGCCGCCCCTGTAGAGGCGGAAGATGGTGTCGGCGAAAGGATAGGTCTCGGAATCGGCGAATTCGACGTCGCCGCAAAGGCGCGAGCCCTGCGCTCCGATCGAGACGACCTTGCCGACCGGCGGATTGCTCGATTCATGACACCAGAGAAAGACCGGATTGGCGAGAAAGTTGCCGAGATCCCAGCCATCCGTCGCAATGGTGTGGCCGTCGCGCGCGACGGTCTGATCCGAGAACTGGAAGCTGATGACGCGGCTATCCGGAGCGGCGGCACGGGCGACCGAAGCGCCGACCGTGCGGACCTTGACGTCGCGCTGTCCTGCGCCGCCGGCGGACTGCGCGGCCAGCCATTTGCTGAAATCATCCGGCATCAGACATTCCCCAATCCATCGGCGGTCGCGCCATCCGGCCTTCCGCCGCCATCGGCTTTCGTGCCGGTCGATTGCGAGCCGGCGCCGGCCATATTCGACGGCTGTTGCAACTTCGCGGCATTGCCGCCCATCGGAAGCAGACCATCATCGATGCGCGCCTCATCGGGCGTCAGGAACATCGACATGATGCCGGTGCGATAGGCGTTGTAGCGGCTGGCGGAATCCGCTCGCGTGAGGGCCGAATAATCCCAATCCATGATCAGGCCCTGTTCCTCCAGGTCGAAGGTCACGTCGAATTTCGCGGACCATCGCCCGGTAAATCCGGTCAGGGTATAGTTGGCGTATTCCTGGCTCTGCTGCGCGATATTGTTGTTGGTCGACTTCGCCAGATCGCCGATCATATGTAGCGGCACGCGGAAGATGCGGGCGATTTCCTGCACCTGGAACTGCCGCGAAGAAATGAATTCGAGATCGGACGCCGACAGGCTGATCTGCTGGAACTTGAGACCCTGTTCCAGCACGGCGATCTTGCCGGCGTTCATCAAGCCGCCATGCAGTTTTTTCCAATCGTCGCTGATGCGCTTGGCCGCCGGTTCGGTCAGTTTCGCATCGGTCGTCAGGATGCCGGAGGGGCGCGAGCCATTGCCCATCCAGCGGGCGGCCTGCTGCTCATATCCCATGGCGAGGCCGATGGCGTCGCTGGCGAGGGCGATGCGCGACGAGCCGACGAGGCCGTTCATCGAGAAACCGCGAATATGCAGCATATCGGATGCCGGGATCAGGAAGGGTTGGCCCTCCATCATCGCCAGTTCGTGCAGCCCCATCGGCGTGACACGGTAGAAGATTTCTCCCCCCGGCGCTTCCCAGAGGGCGCAACGGTCGGCGTTGATCGGCACCAGGCGAATCGGGTCGCCGCGCCGGTTGCGGATGATCAGCGCATAGGCGTTGCCGCGCAGAACGAGACTGATCTGCATCATCTCGCGGAATTCGAAGCCGCTCTGCCAATCGTTCGGGCGCCGTAACAGCCGCGCGATCGGATGATCCAAGACCTTGGTGCGGCCGCCGTCCTCGCGGGTGCGAAACAGGCGCGGCGTCAGCTTGGCGAGGTCTTCGGCCAGCATGGTGACGCAAGCCATGACGGCGGTGACGCAAAGCGCCGTTTGCTGGTTGATGGCGACGCCGGCGAGCGACGTCGTCGACATGCCGAAACTCGACCAGGCCGATTCATCGTCGGTCGCGTCGGAGCGCGAAAAGCTTTCGC